TTTGAACCCTGTGTGCAAGACGAGATTGTTGAGTTCATGGAAGCAAACCAAAATCGCCTGCGTGAGATGAGCCTGCGTATGGCTCTGAAGATTGCAGACTTGCGCAAGAGCTTTGAAGGCAATTGGAAGCGCATGGCTGAGACCACATGTATGAAGAGTGCCTGACATGGCTTGGGTGGCTGTGCTAATGCTAGTGTTTTTCGGCCACCCCTTGTTAGCAGTATTATTGGCATTCGTGATTTTGATGTTTGAATAATAGTTTTACCCCGGGGATTGGTTGGCTCCGCCCCGGGTTTTTATAACAGGCTCTTCGGAGCCTGTTTTTTTGACTTGTACATTGTAAGAGTATATACTGTACTATGTCTCAATATCTTGTAATCAAATTAGGCGACGACAATTTTGAACTATGTTTCCGAATAAGAACAACACCATTGGCTGAGTTATGGCTTGAACGCATGAGTAAACGTCATGCATGGACCATGGACAATCCAGATAGATTTTACAGTTTTGGAACCCCAGCACAAGAGCAACAACGTGCAGTTGACATGATTCAACAATGCATTGCTACTATAAACAATCACAAGAAAATAATTAATCGTGAGTTTGAATACACACAAGATAGTCTCAATTACTTGCACAACATATTTGAAACCTATCATGGATTGTTGGATCAACAAACATCCAAATACTGGCACTCGGCACCTGACACAGTTAGACAAGCATTGGCAAATTTAAATTTAGCAGTACACAGATGCGAAACAGCCATGGCTGCACCTTGCCCACGATTTGTTTGTACTTGGTTCGGTATGCCCAAGACCCAAAAGTTAAATCCTGACACAATGCAAACCCATGGTGAATTACAAATCAAATTTGGCACAGTGTATCTCAACTATTGTGAGATTGGCAAGACTGTGGAAGACCTTTCACACGACAATGATATATACATAGGTGATGATGCATTTCAACCATTTGGTCACTACAGCGCAGATTTCAATGTGGCATTGTATGATTGGGACTTGAATCAAAAACTACCCAGCATGCAACAATACATTCAGCAACATCAAGAATTTTTTCTTGCTCATGGCATTGAAAATGTGTATAATGTACAAGCACTACCATTGCGATTTCCTGTGGCAGATTTAGAATATGCAGGCACTCAGGAACACCTAATATCCCAAATAAGGTCACGACAATTTGTACGTGAAGTAAAAACACTGTGAAACAAGCAACTATTGTTATCAAAGACGAAGTAAACATCCGGATTGAAGGCCTAGACTTGGATGCCCGCAAGGCCCTAGTCACAGCTTTCAAATACGAAAACCCTGCCGCACGTTATTTGCCAGCAGTGCGACTGGGACGGTGGGATGGCAAGGTGGCATACTTTCAATTGGGTGGCAGCACCTACGTAAACCTGTTGCCTGAGATCATGCCTTTGTTGGAAAAGTTCAACTATGATATTGAACTGGATGATCAACGTGACTACTCAAATACATTCAACTTTGAGCAAGTGAGTGAAACAAGTTTTGAACATGTGAAATGGCCCAAAGCACATCCGGCAGCAGGCGAACCCATCTTGTTGCGCGACTATCAAGTGGAAATCATCAACAACTTCTTGACCAATCCACAGTGCATACAAGAAGTGGCCACAGGAGCAGGCAAAACCATTATGACAGCGGCCCTGAGCAATGCTGTGGCTCCTTATGGACGCAGTATTGTTATTGTGCCCAACAAGAGTTTGGTCACACAAACCGAAGCAGACTATATCAACATGCAACAAGATGTTGGTGTGTACTTTGGTGACAGAAAAGAATACGGACGTCAGCACACCATATGCACATGGCAAAGCCTAAACAACTTGTTGAAGAATACCAAGGCTGGCATAGGCGATTGTACCATAGGTGAGTTTCTTGAAGATGTGGTGTGCGTTATTGTGGACGAAGTACACATGGCCAAAGCAGACGCACTCAAAACTTTGCTCACAGGAGTGATGGCTAGAGTGCCAATTCGCTGGGGGTTGACTGGAACTGTGCCCAAAGAAAAGTTTGAAAGCCAAGCCTTGTTGGTGAGCCTTGGTCCAGTGATTGGCCGACTCAGTGCTAGCGAACTGCAACAACAAGGTGTGCTGGCCAACTGTCATGTGAACATTGTGCAGTTGATTGATCACGTGGAGTACAAGGACTATCAAAGCGAACTTAAATACTTGCTTGAGGAATCAGGGCGCTTGGATACCATGGCTGACTTGATAAACCAAGTAAACGAAACAGGCAACACCCTGGTACTTGTGGACCGTACTGAATGTGGTAGACAACTGGTGGAACGCCTGGGCGACCGTGCAGTTTTTGTGTCAGGTGCAACCAAAACAAAAAACAGGCAAGCAGAATACGACGAAGTGGCTGATGCTACTGATAAAATTATTGTGGCCACATATGGTGTGGCCGCTGTGGGCATTAATATTCCCCGTATTTTTAATCTGGTGCTTGTTGAACCTGGCAAAAGTTTTGTTAGAGTCATCCAGAGCATTGGTCGTGGTATTAGAAAAGCAGAAGACAAAGATCACGTTCAAATCTGGGACATAACATCAACCTGCAAGTTTGCCAAGCGTCACCTGACCAAACGCAAACAGTTTTACCGAGAAGCCAACTATCCGTTTACACAAGAAAAACTAGATTGGATGAAACTAGGATGAAATACGATATCATAGTATGCGGTGACAGTTATAGTGCGGCTCTACACAATGGTAATGCTCGTGATGGAGTGAGGGACCATTACAGTCAGTTGTTGCAAGATATCTACGGCTACAAAGTTTTGTGTTTGGCACGTGGCGCCATGAGCAACACAGGAATTTGTTTTCAAATGCGTGAAGCAATTCAGATAGGTTGTAGATTTTTGTTGTATCATAATACTTGGAGCAGCAGAATCAATCTGGTGTTAAACGACAGTTTTTATATTGGCCACGGTTTGAAAAATTTTGTTTATCCATTTGTGGTAGACGAAAGCAGTTATTGTAAATGGGTAGGACACAACGCTGAACATACTTCGGCCAAAGGCATACAGGATCCTGACAACAAGGCAGCAATATTGAGCACAGTGCCCCAAGGACTAGATCACCGTGATGGGGCACTGAATTTGACTGAAAACCAATTGCTGGCTGTGAAGTTTTACCTTGCACACTTACACAACGAAGGTTTCCAACAAGAAATTGACAGTTGGGGGTTTTCTCATTGGCATACTGCGGCTGAAAAAGCTGGCATCATACCCATTGACATGAAATCTCCTGTAGGGCACCCCATGTTTGACTATGTGAACAAAGGCACGATTGATGATGACAATCCCTACCACACCGACCGTGCCACACAACACACAGTAGCCCAAAATGTACACAAACATATATGTTCACTGCCCTCTTGACTTTTGATGCAAAATCCTGTATTATAACAACATGCGAATATTAACTTTAGACAATGTCCATTACGACCTAGATCATTTACCCGAAGAAGTAGATGACATGAGGTTTGCCATACTGGACAATTCCAATCCACAAGAGCCAGACTATCATTTCATTCCACTAATTTTTTTAGAGAGCTTCAATGCACCTGCCTTGGTACTACGTATTGGAGAGAACACTATCAAAATGCCCATGGATTGGCAGATCCTTATTGGCGAACCAGAAATAGGTGACTTGGAAGTGCTACCATTAACATCAATCAACGACCGTGGCTTTAGAGTGTTTCAGTTCAACCCACTCACAAGTTTCCGTCCCAGTTTTCCAGACATTGAAATACTAGATGTGTATCACGAGGTATCGTGGTATGCACCCAAACTTAAGAATGGACAGTTACTTGCTGTACCATTAAATGATGACCCTGATCCTGACTGTGTGTACTTTGTCAAAGACATCAGTCGCAATTGTGAGATAGTAGACTACAACAAATCATGGTGACACATGCCTTATACTGAACCCGAACTGTTTGAAAACTTGACTCGCATGGTAAAAATTTACCTAGAAAGTTATCCTGAAGATCAGCAAGGCCTGGAACGATTTCTGCGCTGGGCACACACTCAATATGGCTACCGGTATGGGAACTCTTAAACCCGACGCCACCTACGTCTATGAGCGTGTGGGCAATGAAGTGTATGCACGTGAAGTGGGTGCTGACCCCAGTACCAGACGACTCATAGGCTACGGGTACGATCCTGTGACTGGACATCACGTTGACTATGACAAACGCACCGCAGATGGTAGGCCCTTGGTTGATCATCTCCGTGAAACCAAACTGTGGGCTGAAATTCATCGCATGGCAAAAACCAATCCCGCTTTGCAAGATGCCTTGGAACGTGTTATAATGATATACCGACTAATCAAGGTAGATGACTGATGGAAAATATCAATCCATACAACGAAATTGAATTTCGAAAAACATTTACAAATACTGAAATTTATAAAAAACTTGAACAAAATTTCAACAGTCAAAATTTAGTATGGGACAAATTTGTTATCACATCAGCAATTTTTAAAAGTACGCCAACAATAAGTGCCCAAACTCCCCGAGAGACTAAACCGACTATATTTTCAGCTTCGATATTTTATTATTTGTTACCATTATTAGAAATAGATTATGATTTAATTTATGATTTGGGATGTGGAGGCAACATGTTTAAGTCTTACATTCCGCAACTTAAAGGAATTGGAGCCGAATGGAGCAGCTACCAAAATGTAAAAGATTCTAGTTGGCCTAACATCTCAAGTAGACAAGATTTTGATAATTTGCCAGAATGGATCAAACATGAATGTTTACATGTGCATAAAATTAACATTGATAGTATTTTTTACGGGGATATCAGTGATAGTTTCAATGACAATTTTGTTTTAGCACACCAAGAATATTTTCAATCAATTTTTTCAATTTGTGCTTTGCATTTTTACCCATTGCATTTATTGAAAAAAATTATTGTGGACTTTGCTTCAATTATTAAGGTTGGCGGACGTGGATTTTTATCATTAAATCTTCAACAAATGATAGAAAGAGAATCAGAACAATTTTTACTTGAAACGTTTTTAACAAAATACCCAAGTACATCACAATACGAACAATATGTTAGAAAAGAACTGTCATCGATAAATCTAAAATTTTTAATAGTAGATATTGACTTAACTTGCATAGCTGAATATTTTGATGGCAATATTAGATTGGTAATTGAACGATGAGCGATAAACTAAACATTGTGAATGAGATGCGACAATTGGATCGCAAGAATAGAAATTTCTATCGCGAACTCACAGAAGAAGAACGCAAGAAGTTTTCTAACTATCTCATGATTCGTTGGGCCAGCTGTGTGGAAGGTTCACGGGACCTGCAAGAGTTTTATTTGATTGCCACCAATGCGCGATTGAACAAACACTTCTTCAACATCAGTCGGCATCCTGAACTGCAATGGCTGTGTGCTACCAGTGTAAGTCCAGACATGGGCACACCCAGACACAATTGGATTTCTCCTAAGAAAAAAGAAACAGGTGCAGGTGCCAGCAGTATTCGAAAGCAACTGGCAGAGTTGTTTCCCACCCACAAAGAAGATGAAATAGCCATGTTGGCCTCAATGACCACAAAGAAAGAACTTGATCAATACATTAGAGACCATGGCCGAGACACTAAGTGAACTTGCTTGCGGCTACTGCAAGAAAACATTTCGTCGTGCAGAAAGTCTTGTGGTGCATTTGTGTGAGCCCAAACGCCGCAGACAAGAACGCAGTGAACGTGGTGTTGAACTAGGTTTTCAATCCTACCTGCGGTTCTATGAGATTGCACAAGGTTCGGCCCGACTCAAAACATTTGATGACTTTGCAGATAGCCCTTATTACCGAGCATTTGTAAAGTTTGGTAGATACTGTGTGGCCACTCGGGCAATCAATCCCGGGCAGTTCACAGAGTGGCTGCTGAAACACAACAAAAAGATTGACAACTGGGGTAGCGACAAGATCTACACCGAGTACTTGTTAGACTACTTGAAAGTGGAAGCAGTGGCAGATGCACTAGCGCGAGCAGTGGAGTTTGGGATAGACTGGAGTGAGCGACATTCAGCACCCGCCAACGATTGTTTGCGTTATGGCAGCACACACGCCATGTGCCATGCTGTCACAACAGGACGTATTAGTCCTTGGGTGATATACAACTGTGAGTCAGGGCAGAAGTTTTTGGGTGAACTCACAGCAGACCAAGTGGCCATGATCTGGCCTTACATAGACTCAGACATATGGCAGAAGCGGTTCGCAGACTATGCCGCAGACGCTGAATACGCTCGAGAAATATTGAAACAAGCAGGATGGTAATATGATCACAAACATTTATTCAAATAGTGCTTTTGTCACAGTGACTAGTGCAGTGAGCGGGCCTTACATCAATCCCGGTAGCCCCAGTGCAGGCATGATGCGATATCACAACCAGCAGGTGCAAGTGTATGATGGCTCATCGTGGTTGGCCACGGGCAGTGGTGCCAATGTAGGTCTTAGTATAGAAGCAGAAGAAATCCTGGCCTGGGCACGTGAAAAGATGCATGCAGAACAAGAAGCACGTGCCATGGCTGAACAGTATCCTGCTGTGGCAGATGCCTTGAACGCAGTATGGGAATCTGAACAACAATTAAAAACCATTGTGGCATTGTGTAGAGTATGATACATATTGATTTTCAAGGTGGTGCTCATGGACATTATTTAGAGTTTGTATGCAATAAAATAGTAGGAATATCTGTTGGCATGCCTTTTAATTCAACTGGAGCAGCACATGCAAAAAAATACCGAGGAAAAAGAATGTTTTATGCTGATCATTATTCTTTTTCGCCAAAATCTTTTAAATTTAACAAAATAATTAGCATACAAATCGATGTAGATGATTTGTTGTCGCTTCAGCAAATTAGTTTGCTCAGGGCAAGAGATTACGGATATAACAACGATCAATTAGAAGTTGATACCTATAACAAACTTAACAATGTGAATTATCGCTGGGTGTTAAACGAGATTGTAAAAAATTTTTTTACTAATCAAATCCGAGATAGTTACAATGCAGTTAAAGATCCAAGTTGGCCTGATGTGACTACCATGCAAGAGTTTGAGCAGTTACCTGAATTTATCAAAAAAGAATGTATTGAGCAACACAAATTAGAGTTGTTGGAAATATCACCAACCCATCCTGATTGTCCTAGATCAGTTTTAAGAGAATTTTTTCAAATTGGATTTCAGCAGCCAGCACATCATGGGTTTATTACTAGACAACAAAAAATAAAATATGACGAATCAAAACAAATATATGTTTTTCCATTTAGATGTTTTTATAATAAAAATAATTTTTTAGAAGAAGTCAAAAAAATTGCTGACTGGGCAGAAATAGCTTATACTTGTCAAGACGATATTGCACATTTGCATGATGAATTTTTACAGAGACAGCCTTACAAAAATTCAAAGTCCAAATGCAACACTGCTATTATACAAATACACAACGGCGGTAAAATTTTATCAACAGTAGACTTGTTAGAAGAAGCATATATCAATGCTAAATTAGGTTGGAATTATTTTGTATGAACAATAAATTTTCAGTATACCAACACTGGGATCCACTAAAAATATGTGTAGTAGGACGCAGTTATCCTCCTGAGTTTTATTCGTGGATCACAGTACCTCATGTGAGAAGTTTGTTTGAAAAAATTGCGATCGAAACAGAAGAAGATTACCAGAACATCATAAACAAACTCCATGAATTTGACATTGAAGTATTACGCCCTAATTTGCCAACCAATGCATTCATCAATGAAAAATATCTTCCGCCGCCGATGACTCCTAGAGATTACATGATAATGATTGGTGAAACATTTTATCAAGGATATAAACTAAACTTTAATAAGTTTTACAAAGCTGTAAAAGATGAATCCTGGCCACAGTGCAATTCGTTTGAAGAGTTTTTAACATTACCGTCTCACATACAAAATGAGTGTAATGATATTCATGGCTTGCCTCAGTTGCGTGAGTTTTATTCAAGTTACGATCATATATTTGATCGTATTACTCAACAAGGCAACAAAATTAAAACAAATTCTATTTCCCAAGCACCTGGTGCATTTATAACCAGAGTTGGACAAGACTTGTATTTTGGCACAAGTTCCTATGGTCAAAATCAAATTGAATACCAAACTCAGATTGATGCTGAATTTGTCAATACACGCAACCACATTGTAAACACTGGAGGACACAGTGACGGGACATATTGTCCAGTATGCCCAGGATTAATTATCAGTCTAAAAGATGTACCAACTTATGCAAAAACTTTTCCCAATTGGGAAGTGGTATATCTTCCAGGACAAAGTTGGAATCGACTACATCCTTTCATTGCATTAAAATCAAAAAATAAAGGTAAGTGGTGGATACCGGGGTTTGAGAAAGATCAGGCTGTGATCGACACTGTTGAAACTTGGTTACAGCATTGGACTGGGTATGTTGAAGAAACTGTGTTTGATGTAAACATGTTGATCATTGATCCTAAAAATGTCATAGTGTTTAATTACAACAAACAGGTATTTGATGCACTAGAACGTTATGGTATTACCCCACACGTAGTTCCATTTAGGCATAGATATTTTTGGGACGGCGGCATACACTGTGTTACCACAGATTTACACCGAGAAGGTACCGTGCAAGATTATTTTCCCGAAAGAAGTAAATGAGTGCAGACATTGACATTGACGTTCCGGATCGAGCTCGAATATTAGAACTGATCCAGCATACGCCTGCTAGACAGGTAGTAGATGGCCGGCCACGCCGACACAATTCTGGCATTTATATTACAGCAATTCCGCAAGACCCCGAACACGGGTGTGCTGCCATAGACTATGAGTCAGCAGAACAGCGTGGCTACTTCAAAATTGACTTGTTGAACATGAGTGTGTATCAATTGATCCAAGATCCTGCACATTACGAAACCATGTTGTCAGCCGCACCTCCGTGGACACGACTATGGACAGACCGACCCTGGGCCAGTCAGTTGGTACACGTGGGCAACTATGTGGATTTGTTGGCAGTAATGCAGCCCGACTCCATACCCAGGATGGCTGCTTTTATTAGTATTATTAGACCGGGCAAGGCACACTTGCAGCGACGGCCCTGGGATGAAGTATTTGCCAGTGTGTGGGATGGGGATGAATCGCGTGGATATACATTCAAAAAGAGTCATGCGATTTCCTATGCAGCCTTGGTAGCACTGCACATGAATCTTTTGAACTAATTAGTCTATTCTTCTCACCAAAGTGATGCTCTTTCGTTTGCTCTTTTTGCGAGCAATGTCTATCAGGCTGCACACGGGTCCGTGCAAGATTTCAAGATCTTTGTTGGAGAATGTGCGTAGGGTTGAACGAAACTTTTCCCAATCGCCGCGTAAGAATATGTTGATGGGTATGCTTCTATTGCTTTCCCACCACCAGGTGTTGGCCAGCTCCAAGAACTCCAGTTTGTCTTCTTGCGTGATCACAGCGCCAAAGTCGTAGATGGTTGTGACAGCATCGTCCCGGTTCTGAAC